CGGGTGGACTAATCATCGCTCTCGCTTCGGCTCCAGTTCCGGGACCAGAAAAAGAAACGTCTGCGAATGTGTAACCTGAACCAGGATTCGTGACAATAATTCTCTCAACAACATTAGATGAAACGTTGATCTCAGCAACAGCCGCTGCTCCATTACCATCTCCTGTAATGGTTATAGTAGGTGCAGTATTGTAACTATTGCCACCGTTTACAACTTTATAAGAACTGATTGAACCATCGACAGCGTTGTTCTGGACTTGCCACTGTAGTGAGTTATTATCTAGTGTGAGAGTTTTTACGGGAATATATTGATCTGTTGTAAATCTAAGTCTTTCTTCTGAACTGATATTATACATGAATTTCCACACATAGCCATCAGTTTCTTCAACCGCGGCATTGGTGATCGTCTGTGTGGGCATTACTGTAGAAGGATTGCCGTTATTGTTTTCCAGACATTTATAGACATTCCAATCTGAATTCACAATGAAAAACTTAACATTAGAATCAAAAAGTTGAATAGAGCATGTGCAATGATCATACATGTCATATACTGTATCTGCTGTCCAGTCGTTACGAGGCACAACATGTCTGACATCATTACCTGTTATTAGTTTTGCACCAATCATATTCTTCCAAATATCATTGAAGACTGTAACAGATGAGTTTGCCTGAATAGGCGCAGAATCATTAGGCCAAGGATCAACTTTACCTACGGTCAAGTATATCTTTGTCTGTCCACCTGTAGAAACAGAGGTCTTAAACTGCTCTGCATTATAAACTCTGAGATTTTCTGAAAATACTGACGACATTTTTGTCCTATAATAATTTTATTACTATTTATAACAACCCGCTATAATATAGTGTACCAGACGAGTTTGCGATATTTGTAGATACGTTGAATGAGAATGTGTTCGAATCGATGATATTTACAGGATACAATTCATTCAACTGAGATGTTAGATTACCTGAGATAAATTCGATGTATACATTGACCAGATTTGCAACATCTCTACCTGAAGTAACAGTTACGTTGCTTGTGTTCCCATTTGATGTTGAAACATAAGGAGCGATATATGTGATAACGCTATTATAATCACCAGATGTTCCGCTGACACGAGCGTTCATCGTAATTCCGTTATCTACCTTGATATACTCACCAAACAACTTCATACCAGCAGGGTGGATCAAATCTTTCAAAGGTTTTCTGTAGTCTTCTATTGAACGACCTATTTTGACCACATAAGAGAATTCCTGATAATAATCTCGGTCTTGCAAGAAGTTATAACCAGATACATGACCATCGTCGTTGATAAATCTGCCGGGATATGTGAATGTGCCTGAAATTACAGTAGCCACTGCTTGTGCGGTACCATCTCCAATACTTTGTAGATTTAGTGTGGGTGCAGTTTGATATCCCTGTCCTCTTGATAGTATCGAAAGAGTTTGTATAGATCCTGCGCTGTCGGTAACCGCTGTTAAATTAGCACCTTCACCGAGAACAGATGTGACTATGATATTTGCATTCGAACCAGTAGATGTCACAACATTTGCTGTCGGTAGAAAGTTCTGATTATATCCAGTTCCACCAACCATTTCACCTGTATTGGCATAAAACTTAACTTCTGTTATGGCACCATTGATATCCACATTCGTGACATTAGCAATAGCGCCATATCCATAACCACCAAACGCATTTGTGAATACAATCGTATCACCAATCACATAGTCTTCACCGCCGTCCACTATTTCCATTCTACCTAGAATGCCTAGACTTCTGACTATTGTATTAGCCTGTGCGGTAACCACAGGAAGAGAGATATATCCATCTCCTCCAATCAAAACTCTTAGCGTCTGTATTGGTCCTGTATTTGCATATGTGAAATATGAAACAGCGTTTGAAATTGATACGTTGACATTAGAAGAATTGAGATTAGAAAAAACTGCATTATTTAAAGGTGTATTTGCTTCCAATGAAATTACTGACGATACTATATTATATGTATTGGGATGAAATGATGAATCGGCTTGCACTGTTTGTATATTGGCATTTGCACCTGTGCCGCCGCCGCCAGAAAGCAGAAGGAAATTAGAAGCCTGATAACCAGCGCCACCATTAATAGCGAAAATAGATTTGATATTACCAGAAGAAACCGAAGATACGATGATTGTAGCACCAGTTCCAGTATTACTTTCGACTGTGATCGTATCACCAACTTGATAACCTGTACCTGCTTGTATTAAATCAACTGTATTGATAGCGCCTGCAAAGAGATTTGCAGTCAGACTCTTGACTAAACCATCTTCTTCAAAAGTTGTAAATATTATCTCACCAGACTCAAATGTCTTGAACTGGTTTGAGATTTTCAATTCATTGACAAGAAGACCGCCGTCATAGTAAGTATCTATTCTTTCTACAACGGCGGTCGCATTCGACGTATTGCCTTTGATTGTTTTATTTGTAAATTTTGAAATAGCCGAAATATCTGTATTTGATACATTGTTTACTTTGATATCTGAAACTTTGATAGATTTTTCAATAAACCATTTGCCGTCTGATGCTCTTAATACGTCTCTTTTTGGATAATAGAATTCTGATATTTCTTCATTATAAAGAAGTCTCATTAGAAATCTGATAGACTTCTCTGTTCCTCTTGATAGGTAAAAATCTTTTATATGTTTGACTAGTAGTTTTTTATCAGCGAGTATTTTTTCAGGAATTAACTTTAGATATTGCTTATAAAACTGTTCTAAAAATAAATCTATGCTTTGATCAATATCGATATTGTTTTTTATTAATTTGATTTGATTGAGCGTTTCTTCTTCTTGTTCTAAAAATCTATAATATGCTTCAATGAAGGCAACAAAATTTGGATGATCATTTCTTACAAAGAAAGGAACTTGAGAATTGATTAGATGTGATATTTTGTTATTTGATACTAATGTCATATCTTATTCTGCAATAACGTCGATTTGAATACTTGTTGGATCATTCTGATCTATGGTCAATATTCTATTTCTCAACGGTGTAATGATTTCTCTATCAATAGGTAAATTGAGTGTGAGAACATTATCATCGTAGAAATCATTTTCTACTGTACCTGAAGTTCTCAGGGAGATGAGTTCGATGAGACCAGTTTCATAGTTGATTGTACCTGCATTATCATTTACGATAACTTTCTCACCATTGGTTTTTGTATAGTATGTTCTGAGTTTACCGAACTTCGATTCGAGTCTAGCCACCGCCGATGCTTCGGATCCACCACCACCGGTAATAGAAATTGTTGCTCTGCTATAATTGATACCCTTGTTAGTGATATCGATGCTTGAGATTCTTCCCGAAGTTATTCTTGCTATCGCAGTAGCTCCTGTTCCATCACCAATAATTGTGACTGTCGGTGCAGTTGTAAAGTTGATACCAGGGTTTACGATATCTACACCATCGACACCTGTGAAGGCAGAAGGCACTTCTTCGAAAAATACTTGTCTCTGTATGTTAGAAGCATCAAGCACATTCAATTGTGGAAAAGACGATATTTGGTTGTTGAAATCACCTTTTTTGATTGGGAAGTTTGCATTAATAGTATATTTTTTAGCCTGCGTCGTATCGACAGCGATTCTTTTCTGTAGGAACACGCGAATATCTGTTCCTGTAACAGACTTATCTACAGACTCGATCTGATTTTGTAATTTAGATTTTCTGAACGTCGAGTTGAATTGATTTAGTTCTGTGTCTTCATAGTCTTGAATAGCAGCAATAGCAAGTGAATATAACTGGTTATTAGTCAAACCAGCGATTGTTGGATTATAAAATACTGAACCTCTGATCAATAGATATGTTATCTCAGGATCAATAATTTCAGGTATAACTGTCAATACGTTTCTGTTTTCGATCAGCTCGTTTTTGATTCTTTCTTTTTCGGCGTTTGATAGTAGTGTATTATCTGTTGTTTTGAGAGAAAGAAAAACTTTACCATAAATTGGTGGATCATTGTCATCACCACCCCATACAGAAATAGAATCGATATTTGGATAATCTTTTGTAATAAGTGTGGTATAATCGAGAGTTGTGACCGCTCTATTTTGTGTTGAATAGAAATAAGGAGCGCGATATTTGATCTGATCTAAAGTCTCTTTGTCTGAACCAGAGAATGATGAACTTACTGAGTTGATGATGACATTGTTTCTAAAGCCATCTATTGTGTCCGTTGCGACAAAATTACCAATCTTATTGGCTAGAGAACCCACATTATCAACATAGGAAACTGTTATTATGTTTCCGTTTCTAGGTCTTTTACCAATAACATCGTCACCGAAATATATGGTGTAATTTAGATTTTCATTCTCTTCGATAAAATAGACTTCAGAATTCGCAGTAAGTGTGGTTATATCATCAGCAAGAGTATACACTTTAGTATCAACATTACTGCTAGATTCTTGCACCGTAACAATCAATGTCGTGGTGTCAACATTTGCCGAAGGTATTTCGAAGCGGCGATTCGTGTTCTGTGAGTTCATCTCATACTGGAAAGTAGAAACTTCACCTTGTTTTATTATAACATTTGCAAAAGAAAATGAACCGTTTACCTTGGCTGCATTGTTTGAATATAGCGCAACGAAAGGATAGTTTACACCGCCTATATCCTGACCAAGAAATCTGGTATATCTATCTAAGGTTATAATATTTACATTGTTGTCTTCGGTATCAGAAGGTGTTACGGTTATATTGACAACCGCTTGTGCACCTTTTTTACTTGCAGGCACATAATTGATGGCTTTGGCATGAGACAAAACAGAAGCCCTGATCTGAGCCGTATCTAAAAACATCTCATTACCCACCATATTCAGGTAGTAACCCATATAGTGAGTGTTATAGGCTAGAATATCCAGCAGAACAGACATGCCAGAACCTTCGAAGTCAAAATCCTGAAACTCAGATTGACTACGAAGATAATTTTTTAGATTTTCTTTAATTGTGTCAAAATCTAATTCTGCTATTCTAAGAGTATTATTTGTGGTCATCTAATGCGTTCCAAAAAGATTATTGTTGTTAGCGGTTCCAACATGTTAATTATGTTAAATGTTAGTGTCACATAGAATCCGTTATTCTCATTATCAACTTCTACTTCTATGTTGCTAATACTAATTCTAGGTTCATAATTGTTTAGCACATCTCTGACTGCATCTTCTAAAAATTTCTGAGTAAAAACAGTAATATTATCGAACAATATTTTGTTTACATTAGAACCTATGAATGATCTGAAGGGTCTGTCATAAAAATTGGTTAGAATTAAATTGCGAACAGATCGTTTAATAGCATCTTCACCAGTTTTCTTCATCACATCACCTGTTGTAGGATGAGCGATAAAGTCTAGGTCTAAGTCTGAATATGTTGGTTTTCTTGCTATTTGTGCCATATAATTATTTATACTTCAGTGGTAAAAGATATCGATTTTTGTGGATCGGGTGGTAGAGATTGATTTTTTTGAACAGCAACAGTCACAGATGCGTCCATTGCAACGATTTCACCAGCTCTGATAGAAAATCTACCTTCACTTCTAGTAGAAATTTTACCAGCCGATTTCAAAGACATGTCTTGATTAGACTCAAGAACCAGTTTTCCAGCCTTCGATTCGATACCAATATCTTTGTTGGCTACGATGACAGTTTCTCCCTCCTTAGAACCTGCCGAGAAACCACCCTTGGCGAAAATACCAATAGCTTTATGTGATTCAATATCAATATTTGAATTTGATTTGAGAGTCAGACCTTCTCCAGCTATATCCATTCTACCGCTTGGTTGTAGATTAATGTTTTTTGCTTTCATATTCATATCACCGCTGGCGGTAAAATTCATATTCGTTGCATTAACGTTGAAGTCTTTTTTAATATTCATAGAGGCGGCACCATCTACAGTTATATCGTGTGCGCCTGTGACATACATTCTGTTTTCACCAAATACAACAGTGTGTTGACCATTCTGAGCCCTGATATGAACTTTACCATCAGGCATGATCTGTAACATAGAGCCACCACGATGTTGTATGGTGACACTTTCAGCACCCTTACTATCATCGAGCATGATGACATGACCTGATCGTGTTTTATGTGCCCAATAGTTTGGATACTTACCAGCACCAGGTAATTTACGGGCGT